GCCTCGTCACCTTCGCCATTCGGAAGGGACGTAGGGGATGCGGCCATCTGCTTGCGGCTCGCCCACAACCATATGGCGTGGACTGCGGTTAAACCGCTCTTTGAATGCGGCCTTAAGTGCCTTACATCTCGCGCCGCGCATCAGAAGCCTCCAACAGTGTATTCATCATAGTAGAGGCGGCCGAGCAGGCTGCCTGTGCCACTCGCCACGTTAACAGTGGAGCGAATGCGGAAGGTGACGAGGCCCGTGCTGAAGGTGGGGCCATTCAGCAGTGGCAGCACGAGGCGGCGCTGCTCAGATGCGCTATCAAGGAATCCAATCAGTGGAATGAAGAAGAAGGGGCGACCGCGACCAGCTGAGTCCACGGCTTCCACGATGGCGTAGGAACCGCCCTGGAATTCTGCCGCGTAGTTGTCCACCGCTTGTCCGAAGAATTCGACGCGGCGGTTGACATACTGCGGCGTGGTGAGCGTGTAGGCAGTGCCGGCCTGCTTGGCGATCTCCAGTCGGGAAGGAATCTGGATTTGGTTGTTGGAGGCGAAGGTGACGATGTTGTAGGGGGTCGTGTCAGCAAGATTCAAGTTGGCGGCGGTAATAGTGAAAGGGGCAAGTTTACTCATCAAGGACTCCTATGGTTTGGGTGCGGATGCGCCGGGACCAGCGGGGCCGCCGGGTTGAGGACCGCCAGGAGCAGGGCCTGGAGCGCCGGGCGAGGGGCCAGACGGCTTGCCGGGAGCACCCTGCCCACTGACGCCAGTAGAACTGTTTTGCGACTGCGCCGCGAGCTGCATCTCCATCTGCACCACCCGCTGCATGGAACCGGAGATGATTTCCTGATCCTTGGCGGACTTGATGCCCAACCCGTCCAGAAACATCTTCAGCAGTGGGGGACTGACGCTGAATAGGCGAGCGAGCGGCGGCGCACTGATTGTCTGGAGCCCGCCCATCAACTTCTGGAACTTCTCTTCCTCAGACACGGGCGAGAGGCTTTCGATGTCAATAATGACATCCCACCGCACTCCTGCGCTGGCGTTGGCAAGGATGTTGGCATTGATCTTCTCAAACTTCTGCGAGATGTCCATGCTGATTTGCTGGGCGTAGAGGGAGTCTGCGGGGACGTTGATAGCCACCCAGCGGTCGAGGTTCATGCGCTCAATAGCGAGGGACACCAACTCTTTGACGATTTCGGAGAGCCACTTGGCAACCAACGTGCGCTCGAATGAGTCCTGAGCCTGATTCTTGGTCTCGGCAATTTTTGCTTGTGTGGCGGTCTTGGTCTGCGGCAGGCGGCCATCACCACTCGCTCCCCCCACATCCGCGAATTCCTTATCTGAGAGGGTGAGAGTTTGGATGGCATTCTCACTGTAGGACGGCTGCTGAATGGGGGTGACGACATCACCACCCGCGCCATTCTTGCGCGGGACATAGGTGCCCATCTCACCGCTTTCCAACTTCTGGAGATGGGCGACTTCAATCCCGTCCTCATCATAGGTGTAGCGCGGGACCGTGCCATTGCGAATCTTCCGCAGATACTCGCGGGAAGCGTTGTACTCATCCTGCGGGCCGAGCTTACTCAGCAGCGGGGGGCGCGGGAAGAAGTGATAAGGGTCAACGTCGAAGCGCAGGAACTTGAGGGGGCAGCGCTTGTAGGGGCGCTTGAGCAGGCACTTTTCATGCCCCTGGGCGAAGACGTACTGCACCTTAGCCCGCAAGTCCCAAATCTTGTAGAGGCGCACACTCTTGGTCGAGCCCGTCTCCTCACAGTATTTGTCAGCTTCTTTGTCGCGCTCGGGGTCGCCAGTGGCGGCCTTCAAGTTCTTCAGATTCTTGTACGCCTTGCTGCGCTTCACGTCTTCGAGCGGCACATCCTCGTAGTAGCCGATCCAGTCATTCTCTTCCAAGATGGCCTTGTCGGTCACGGACACCAGCAACTGCTTGGCGGGGATGTACTTCACATAGAACTTTTCCTTCTTCAACTGGCCCTTGAGCTGCTTCAGCTCTTCCAGCATTGCGGCATATGTGGGGTCCGTGGCTTCGGGTGCGGCTAGCTCATCAGCAGCATCATCTTCGCCATAGGCAGTATCCGCGCCGCTGCCAGCCAGCGAAGTCTTTTCATCTTCCTTGAGCGGGGGCTTGTCCACATTCGGCGCATCGGCAAATTCGGCCGAGTAGCCCGCCTCCACCGCGCCCACCGCCCAATGAGACTCCTTTACCGCTAGTTGGGTGGCTTCCTCGAAGCGGACTTCTGGGTCGCGGATGAGGTGGTTGGCGGTATCTTGAAGTAGGGAAGTTTGGGCGTCAACCTCGCTACCGGGGTCGTTGGCGACTTCTGGCGCGGTGGTCAGGCGAGCGTATGGGCGGTAGAAGTAGAGGCTGGGGAGGTTGTTGCGGACTTCGGGATGAATCTTGTTGATTTGAGCGCGGCGGTTGTCGAACTCGTCTATTGGGTTGGTAAGTTGCTCGCCAAACCAGTAGTTATACAGCTCTTGAACTCGGCAGCGCTTCTCCCAATCTTCCTTGGTCTTCTTGGCAGAGTCTATGCGCTTTTTCCAGACCTTGACGTAATCTTCACCCGCCATCGGGCATTACTCCTTGGCAGACTTGGGCAGCGGCTCGGGTGCGGCTGGCATCAGCAACGCTTCCAGCGCGTCCAGCCGCTCGATGAACGTGATGTTCCACTCGTCCTGCATACGAGTTGCCCAATCGGCATCCGCCTCGCCGCTATCGAGTCGGTCCTTACGGCCCTGTGCGCTCTTGATGACTGCCGCACGCTTCTTGAAGTATTCTCTCAATTCCATCAGTCACTCCCTCCTAAGTATAAGTATAGCCTAGCGATACTCTTCCACTGCGGGCGGCTGCGGGCCAGTACCATAGTCTTCGAGCATTGCTATTGCCAGCACCGCCAGCATTGCGAGAAATATCCACGCCAGGATGCGCCGCATTACTCACCCACGCGCTGGAAGAAAAAATGGCCCATGAGGAACCCAAATGCGGCAATGAGCCACACGTTGTTCAGCATGCCGCTCTCGATGCCCCACGCGAATGCTGCGCCGAAGATGAAGGGGACCATCGGGCGATTGGAGAATCCCCAGATGATTTCGCTAATGGTGTCATTGGGGAAGGCGTTAACCAGTGTCCAACCTTCGTAAGCGAGCAGAGCGGCCAGAATCACCCCACCCAGCAGACCGGCAATCTTGAACGCAACGACTAGAAGGGCGACTCCAATCAGCCCTCCAACAACCATTTGAGTTGGCGATTTCTTCAACGGCATGTGGCCTCCTTAATAGCCATAAGCACTTCCCTTGAATTGCTGCCGAGCGGCGCGGGCGGCTTTTGAGCGCTCAAATTCAGTAATCTTGTAGTAGTCATCGATGCGAATTGTGCCGTCCTCGGCGGCAGGGCGGTCGGGCTCCAGCCCGCGGGATGGGCGCATAATGAGGGCATACCGCAAGCAATCCAGCAAGTGATCGCGCACCTTATCATCTCGTTCGTCGCCAAATAGCTTGGTGCCGTCTGCGCGGCTGCCGACTTCAATACGCTTGGCGCTACGAAGGTCAACCATCAACTCGTGGCAGCCGTGGGGATAGGCGGGAGTCTTGCGGAGGAAGTAGACACGAGGTGCGCCGCGCTCGCCAGTGAATGGATTGACATGGCGCTTATCCGCGCGGAGATATTCGCGCACCCGGTTGAGAGTGGCGGCCTCGTTGTTGACCGCGGGCTTGAAGTAAATCGCGGTCTCAGCGTCCACAATGCGGCGATCCATGAACTCATCAGCAACCGACCATGTTGCTTTGGAAGTGGCGGTCTTGCCGCGGTTCTTGTCGAAGATGTGCGGGTCCGCCCAGTTGCTGTAGTACGGCGGCGGGGCAGTGCCGTTGGGGCTATCGCCCTTACTCAAATCGTAAATGTTCCGCCGATGTTCCGAGACCGTCAACCCTTCCTGCATGTATTCGCGGTAGACGTAGACATTATTCTTGGCATCGGTCGCGTACCAGAGGCAAGCCGCGGGGGAGGACTCGCCGTGGTCATAGACGCGGTGGAGCCGCATGCGGCGGTGAATCTGCTCCAGAAGTTCTTGGGTGGGGTCTACGATGGACTGCGGATCGATGTCGAAGATGCGGCCCTCAACCGCGCCCCAGTCGGTGGCATCTACGAAGCGGCGGACGTACTCAGGCCCCATGGCGATTCGACCCTGGATGTATTCCTCGCTGAGTGCCAAGTTGTCGCGGGTGGAGCCCAGTATGACCTTGTAGCCTTGTGCCGCATACTTGGCGCGATCATTGCCCTGATCCCAGAAGCGGGCGGTGATCCAGTGGTCGTAGCCGGGCGAGTAAGCGGACGCGAAAATGTATCGCGGGGGGATGCGGTTGCCCAATCTATCAACATAGGGCCAATTCGCTGGCCAGCCGCCGCGCATCATAGCCCCTGACCAGCGGCCGACGCGTTCATATAGCGTGTCCCACGCCTCTGAACTCAAATCCTCAAGTTGGTCCACATACGCGAAGTTGACTTCGAGCGATTTCATACCCAGTATGCTGCCGGGTTGGTCAAGGTGGGTAAGCAGCAGTTCGGAGCCATTGGTGAGCTTCAGCGTGCCCTCGTTATCATTGCGGCGAGCGATACGGTCTTTGGGCAGCAGCTTCCACAATGTGGCAGCAGTAGTTTTCTTCAACTGATTGAACTTCTGCCTGACAATCACTCCGCGGCTGCCTGGATACTGGTCCAAGAGCGCCAGAATTTTCAAAATGCCGATGAAGGACTTGCCCGCGCCAACGCCGCCGAGGAAGAGAGTGGGCTGCGGTCCCGCGGTGAAGAATTCCTGCTGTGCTCGCCAGAAAGTGAGCTGATTGGTAACAGTGCTTGACACTATGTCCCAGGATTGTCGAAGTAGTAACGACTTACATCGACCGAAAGATACACAATGTCACCGGCAGTCCCGTGCAATACGAAATCTTCTGCAAACGACTGATCTGTTCCCCAATCCATATTGGCCGCCTCGCCGGGCTCCAGATAGCCGC